TAGAACTGGGTCTAGGTGCAGTAGAGTTTGGATCTACTGCCTGCATATTTTTAGGCATGTCTACTTCAGACAGCTTGGATACAGACGCAATAAGATCGTGGAAAGCAGTGTACTGCTTAGAGTTCATCCCAAAGAAATCACTGACAGCTTTAAGTATCTTGTCTATAAATCCAAGATTAGGGTTTGCCCTATCTATAGCCATCAACTCTTGAATTACAGTGGGCTGAAATAACCCATCACTAATAAATTCGTGTACATCGCTTAGTGCGTAATCTAGTTTGGCTTTACCACTTAAAGATAGCTTGTTTAAATCAACTTTACTTTTGACATCAGCAAGAATGTTTTCAATATTACTTACTAACTTCTTAAGCCGTATAGCATCAGGATGATTTGCTGGCAGTGCTTGTATCTGTTCTATTTTAGAAAATAGTGCTGCATGTCCTATTTCATGTGCAACTACTATAGCGTTAGTACCTCTACTCTCCGCAATAAAGATTCCTTGGTCATTCCAAAACGCAGGAGTATTTGGGTTAAACCCATACTTTTGTGCCTGACGTTTAAACTCATCTACTGATAAAACAAATGTGTTTGTATATGGGTCTACATTTAATACATCTAACATTTGTGAGATGTAGTGGTTATCCCCAAACTTACCTTTTAAATGACGAACTAAATCTCCAACATTTGATATGTTGTTGCTATTTAAAAAAGGATCATCAGCACTTGCTTCAAGAGCCATCTTGCGAAGAACAGGGTCTTCTATAGTAGCTAATTTTGCAGCCAACAACTCATCTCTTAGAGACAACCTTTGTTGGTTTAAAGCCTCTACTTGTTCTTTAGAGTATTTGTCTGGAGAAGCTAAAGCATCCTCGTGTTGCTGTTTTATTTTTTCATACTTCAAAAATAAATCGTCTTCTTTTTGAACAGCAGACTTAGCCAATTTAACTAGATCAGCAGGTCTTTTACCTTCAGTAGGGAAAACAAATTCATTAGGGCCGCCATGCCCTTGTGCAGCATGTTTGCCTATTGTTTCTGAAGGAAGAGTTACTTGTTCTACTTTTCCATACTTTGCAGCTTTATTTGGGTCAGTAGTCCACCACTGTCCACCTGATTCATTTTCTTTAGTTTCGCCACGATACAAAGTAACAGATTCTCCTGGTTGCATAGAATCAAACGTAGCAAAGTCTTTGGTCTTAAGAGCATCCATACGCTCAGGGCCAAAGTTACTAGAACGCAAACCTTGTTTAGGATCTATTTCCTCTACCAGTTTGTCAGCGTGTTGATCCTTGGCAATGATTGCTGCTTCTTTACGGGTAACAAAAGTACCGTCTTTAAGGAGGAATCCAGCAACTAGATTAGGGTTCTTCTTAAGAAGCTCATCGTGACGAGCTCCTTGTTTAATGTACTCCCCGGTCTTTGTGTCCATAAAAGCAGCTTGATCCAGCTGCTTATTTGGATTAGTACCAAGCTCAAACTCCCTTATTAGAGAGTCTTCGTTCTTCTTAATGCCTGCCTCAGTAGAATCTGTAGGAGGTCTAGTGCCTTCAAGCGTAGGTGCAGTTCTACCTGGGACAAGCTTTCCTCCAACATCATAAGCAGCTCTACCAGCAGGATTAAACCCAGGGGCTGCAAAACCACCCGCCGCAGCAGCACCAGCCCGTGCCCAATCAATACTATCTTCTGTGGCAGCTTGCTGTCCTACATCCAAAGTACCAGTCAAACCAGCACTAACGCTACGTTGGACTATAGGTTTAGTAAAGAATTTACCAGCTACTTCAGGAATAGTCTTAGGACTCATACCAGCTAACCCACCAACCACATTCCCTACGGCACTAGCTGTAGGATGTTGTTCTTTAGCAGTCTGGCTGTTTTTATACCCCTCTGGATCTACTATGGCGTACAGTTTATTCTGTACCCAAGCAGCACCACTGGAGGCTCCAAAGGCTCCAGCAAAGCCTCCTGTAAGGGCTACAGCACCACCAACAAGACCTTTAGCTATAGCAGGGCCTGGAGTAGCAGCAGCGGCTCTAGCAGCCGTTGGAGCAGCAGCCTTCATACCAGCACCAAATCCAGCAAGACCAGCAAACCCAGGAACTACAGCTTCAACAGCACCCCTAGTGCCAGCAGCTAAAGCTCCTTCATCTGCGTTACTAATAACATCTGAGTCGTCTATAGGACGAGCAGTAGATAGATTAAACCCCCTAGTGGTACTAGGGCGAGTAGGACTAGATTCATCAATAGGCTTAGCAGTAGAGAGGTCAAAGGCCATTATTTTATCTCTTTAAATTTTTTACCATCTGGACTTACCCAAGCTCTATCTCCACTTACTTCATCTTGCCATATTTTCCAATCATTAGGCACATCAGCAGGACGTATTGGAGTAGGACGTACTACTTTAGGCTTAGTCTCAGCAGCACCAGACCCAGAAGCAGGTGGGCCATCTTTAGGAACAGGTAAAAGAGGAAGCTTTAGTTGAGCTCTAAGGCTATTAGCTTTTCTGTATTCATCTTTACGAGCTTCTTCTAACGTAGCAACTTCATTCTCAAATGACCTACGACTATCTTTAGGAGCCTCGCTTGCATTTCTTCTAGCGTTTCGTATTTGGTCGTTAAGTCTAGGGATTATTCTTGTTGCAATGTCATTGTATTCTTTAAATGCTTGTTCTTTTTCTAATTTAGCATCTTTTGCTTCTATCCTACGTTCTTGACGCTCATCTCTTGATTCTTCAGCCGTTCTAGCACGAGCTTCTTTTCTGTCCTCTTCATAACGACGTTGTTTAAGATCTTCATCAGCTTTAAGTTCTTTACGAAGTTCTTCAGCTATATTACGAGCCACCACTTCTTTTTGTTTTTTACTGGCTATAGAATCATAAGTTGCTTGGGCTTCTCTTTTCCACTGTGGAAGATTGCCTGAAGCATAAGCAGCCCTAGCATTATTTTCAAAGGTTTGTTGTTGTTGGGGAGTCATTAGCCCATCTGCTTTAACCCCCATTAACACTGTGTCTAAAGAAGCTGCTTGTTCATCAGGAGTTCCAGCAGTATTTATGCCTGAAAGATAAGTGTTAATTTGTTCAAGATGAAACTGTTCTATTTCACGTCCAGTCTTTTTAATGTTAGCGTCAGTCATCCTGCTCTGTTGTGAGTCTTTAATAAACTTCTCACCAATACTAAATTTTCCTTTACTAGTGAGTGCTGTACCTATTCTTTGTTGCTGGTCAGCCAAAGATAAAGAAGTAAAGCTAGGGTCTTTAGCAAGATTATTTATAACCTCTTTAGCTTCCCTGTCATCTGCTTGAGCTTCAACCAGTGCCTGCATTTTTAAAACAGCAGTCTCTTGGTTAGTCTTTTCAGTTGCAAGACTCTGTTGCATCTTTTGAGTTTCAAGAGGGATGCGTTCCTCTATAGCCTGCGCTTGAAGCGGCCTAAGACGCATGTTAATCATGGCCTCTTGCCCTGCGTCAGCATCTGTCAATAAGAATGGCATAATATTTTCCTAGTTATTACCAGTTCACTATATTTAATTAAACTATTAGTGCCTATGGCCCAAACATATTGTAGTCATTATAGTTAATACCCCCACCAGGATCACCGTAATTAGTATAGTCAGGTATGGTTGTATTACCATCTACTGTTGTAGAAGGCCCCCCTAAATACCAATTGGGGGCAGTGTTCCAACTGGCGGGGCTAAAGTTTCCACCAGCAGCAGCACCCCCACCTACAGGAGGTGCAGTTACTGTAGAACCAGTCTGTGGAGACTTACTACCAAACAAATCAAGTAGTCCTCCACTAGCTTGGGCCACAGATTTCCAACCAGAGTTAGCTGCATCAGATGCTGCTTTCTGAGCAGTTATAAAAGCATCAGAACCAGCAGAAGGTCTTTGAGTAGCTCCAGATAATGCTGATAGTTGGTTAACATAGTCATCATAAGACTTAAGAGCAAAATTTTGCCCATATTTTTGTTGAGCAATACCAGCAGCACCAGAAGCAGGAGTTCCAGGAAAACCAGGAGTAGAGGTACCCATGCCACTCTTTGAGAGGTTCCTATTGAGTCCTTGCATACCCTGTTGCAAAGCAAACTGATACCCAGGCTGAGACATAGCAAGAGATGGGTTAGCCATTAGAGCATTAAGCTTGTCTATGTATTGCTGTCTGGAAGAAGCAAACGGATCAGCCATCTTCTGAGCGTCAGTAGGGCTAATAGGCGCATTCATAGCATTCACACCAGACGCTATGCCTGACACAACCTGAGCAGCTTTAATGGCAGTCTGTACTGGGTTATTACTGAGTTTGTCTAGGAACGTATCAAACACACTAGTACCAGCACCAGTGATTCCTCCAATAGAAGCACCTGCTTCACCTGCCACAGTATCAGGTACTGCCGTACTTCCAGCAGCCCCTGCTAGACCACCAGTAATAGCGGCCCCACCTGCTGCTGTTTGCGTAAGTCCTAGACCACCTCCCGTAGGAGTAAGTCCACCTGCTGGAGTACCAGTAGGAGTCATTCCATAGTCTACTGCTTGTGTACTAGGAAAAACTGGTGTTCCTCCTCCTCCTGCCTGTTCGGGGCCTGAGTACGTACCATTTTTTAAAGCTTCAATATCAGCTTGTGAGTAACCTAAACCTTGGTAAGGATCTGGTCTTAAATTTACACCATAAGTAGGGTCTACTACATTACTAGCTACATTAGTAGGCACTGGAGCCATGTCTTCATAGCCACCTAAAAATGCTCCATCACCACCCACACTGCCACCAAAGCCACCTAATTTACTTGCACCACCTACTAACATGCCCCCATACTTTAGAGCGTCATTTCCAGTCATACCGCCAAGGTTGCTTAGTGCAGCACCACCGGCTGTTAGGGCTCCACCAGCACCTCCTGCTGCCATACTTGCTAGAAAAGGAAGGCCTGTGTCAGTGACCATTCCTGCTAAGTTATTAAAAAATCCACCACCATTGTTGCCGCCAACCGTTCCTGCGGCAAGGTCATAAGTACCAGTGGCAAGAGTATCTATGTTTTGTCCAGTTCCGGTATCAAATATTAAACCACCGGAACCGTCAGGTGTAACTGTCCAGTTTCTTGCTTTTGGCCCATACAGCGCAACCATCTGGTCAATTACTGGTCTCCCCGCCATGTTGCTAAAACGCGGGTTTGCCATATTTGCTATATCGTTCTTGTCTAAAACAACAAAACCGTTGTCATGCAACCAACGGTTTTTTGCATATGCGTTGTCAAATAACGGAATCCCATCCGAGTAATCTGAGGAATTTTCGGGCAATGGCAATCCGTCACGTTCGCCAGCGTCCCAACGCGCTCTATTTTGCAAGGCGTTCGCTTGGTAATCAGCAAGCGTTTGTTGTAGTGTTTTAGCCATATTGTTTCTCCTGTACTACCTAAACCCTAATAGTAAGACTTTTAATTACAATTATTTCTGTTGCGATATAGCTTGTAGTTCAGGGTCAGCAGCCATCTCACCACCTTGTACAGACATCTCAAAAGCAGATAACCTAAGAGGCACATTGTCAGTTACAAGAAACTGATATGACCTATATCTGTCTTGTCCTAGTTGCCTAATAATGCTTCTAGTACTATTTAGATTGACTGTTCTTGTAGCAGAAAAACTAACGTAATCATTGTTACTAAAGTTAATGTACATAGTAGCATTAACTTTGTCTCCAATAATCTCTCCTGATTCCCAGAACTTCCTGTGTCTGGTTCCAGCATCCAAGTTATTAGTAACAATACGCCAATAGATATTAGCCCCATTATCACTATAAGTACCAGTGTCTATCTTGTATAACAAGCCGTTGCTGGTATCTATACCGTACGTAGCTCCAAGGAAGTCTGTAGCAGTCCATACCCTAAAGGCATGTTCAGCACTACTAGAGTAACTAGTCCACTGGTACCATAGGTTTACATCTATGTCGTAGACAAAGGTTAAATCTAGGTCTACTAGCGTCATTACATAAAAAGTGTGCCCAGCTATCCTAAAAGCAAAAGACTGGATATTTGAGTTGGTGTCTGCGTTAAGGTAGGTCTCAATGTAGGGAGTAGATACTGGCTTAGGACTAAACCCATCCAGAACATACACAGACTTACCCCGTGTCTTTGACTTACCTACATACATTACACCTTGTTGATACTGGACAACACTAGCTCCATTGGCACAGCCTATTTCATTCTTATAGCTATCCTGCCTAAGAAAAGGACTACCAGTAGCATTAGCAGCGTTGTAAAAAAACTCTGTAGACCACTCTCCAAAAGCAACTATGTAGTTAAAGTGCTTAACAATGCCTATTAGAGGATCAGGATCAGACTCTACAGCTATCGTGTTTAAAGGATTCCACAAGGTAGGATCTTCTGGGTCACTGTTAAATATCTGACCAGCCTTAGTAGCTACTACAGTGTATCCGTCTAGATACACAGCGCCTGTAGCCAAGAGCCCTGCTCCTGAAGGGAACCCATTAAGGGTTACTGAGACAGTAGCACCTGAACCACCACCTACCGGGTTAATAGTACAGGTTGGGGCTGTTACATACCCAGAACCGTAGTCAGTTATATCTATGGCTATCACTACCCCACCAGAGATAATAACGTTGCCTGTAGCTGTTACACCGCTACCAGGAGCTGCGCTAAAGGTGCAAGTAGGGGTAACGTAGCCACTTCCACCAGTCGTTACCAGAGCTTCATACAGCTTACCTGGAGCAATTACTACAAAAGCAGCACTACCCGTAGAGGTATAGCCACTAGAGCCATTGTGCATGAATAGATAGGCATCATTACCAGACTCAGCAAAGTAGACGTTCTGAACAGTCCCTGACAAAGTACCTCCTGAGGAGGTAGCTAGTGCTGAATCTACTACTGTAACGGTGTTATTAATAACAACCCACAGGTCTCCATTGTCACGCTTGTAAAGACCTTGGGCTTGACCAGCAGCCATAGCTGGGGTAACTACCGTGTTAAGTAGCCCAGGACGCTTGATGTTGTCCTTAGAGTTCTCACCCCTAGACTCAAAGTAGCAATTAACACCCCTAGAATCTTTACTAGTAGAGGCTGTTCTAGATTGTATTACCTGAGTAAGTGGTATACGTACTATAGGCATAGTAGTTACATACCATAGCTAGGAGTGAAGTTACGGGAGTCAGGCTGAAAAAAGGTACTTTCATATTCTACGTCCCAATCCATTAGCTGCATCTTGTATTTTTCAGCTCTCAGCAGAACCTCTTGCCGGTGGTTAACAGGCAATCCGTATTCCAGACTAAGCTGGTCTGCCAACCCCCAGACCAAGGCTTGCATCCACTCGTTAGGAAAGTCAGGCACATCACTAGAGAGTGATATGTCATAGATAGGTCTCTGGCAGGTCAGAATGGCTTGATAGTTAGTTGCCGTAGAAGTATCTGGAGTCAGGAAGAACTTAACCGTAGCAGACGTAAGACCTGGGTTTAAGTACACAGAGTTGGCTATACCTGTAGAGAACTTGGAACCAAGGGTTGTGTACTCTTGCTTACTAAGAATTTGTAAAGGAGTGTCTATATAGGACGTTACTGATATGTTCCTAAGTAGTCCTTGAATAAGACGTAAAGGTTTATCAGCCACTAAGTCGGGCCCACTGGGGCCAATGATGTAAGAGGTTTGACTAGCTACCAAAGTAAGAGTGTAGTCAGTAACTGTCCAAAGCTTAATGCCTTCAGTCATCCACTGCTTAACCATAAGGTTAAGAGCCTGAGCACAGTTAGTAACTATGTTGGCATCAATGGTAGACGTAGTGTCAGCAGGTTCAACAGTCCCTAACTTACGTAGAGCTGTGATTATTATCTGGTCTCTAGTAATAGAGTATGTTGACGTAGGCATTATCGTTTACCTTCCACATTTCTTACTTTTTCCACAGTCCTGGCAGCAGCTAAACCTAGCATACCTAGCAAGACTTGCATCGTTATAGTGGTATCTATGACTGGAAAAGACCCAGCATAGTGAAACCAAACCTGTGCAGCAAACCTAGCAACAGGTTCAATAATGGATACGTAGGCAAGACCACAACCACAAATCCAGCCAATAAACGGCCTCCATCCAGAAGTAAACAGATTAGGTGATTTAGCTTCTTCCAGATTAACCTGCACTTGAAGCTTTGCTAAATCAGTCTCTGCAACAAGCTGCGCTAAGTCACCATTCTGCTGCATCTTAAGCAATTCTAATTGAGCAGCAGCCTTCTTCTCTGGATCAGGAAAGAAACGCTCAATCAAAGACTGGGCAGCAGAGAACAGTCCTGATATGACCAGCGGGTTCATTTGCTTAGAATGTTAGCGCCCACGGGGTTTGCAGCACCCAGTGGCGCTGCCGTAAACGACGCGGTTCCCGGCGGAACATGGCCGTTATTCCACGGGCTTTCGTTAATTGGCCCGTAGCAATTGGCAAGCTGCACGCCGTTGACTTTTTTGGCTTGTTTGACGCACATCATAGCCCATTGGTTTGACATTCCGCCACCGGGTTCAGTGTTGGTAACAAACGTCCTAGGAGTCATGGTTACTACTGCCCAAGATGGAGCTTGCGGATACTCAGTAACCGTTGAGAACAGCGACCAGACTTTACCCGGCGGCGCTTGGCAGCTACCTTTCATTAGATCGTAGTTGGCGACAGCTTTACCCTTCAATACCGGGCAAACCGCCATGCCTTCCTGAAATTCTTTACCGTCCACACGAATTGTTTTTCCGGTTGGCACACTAGCAGACGCAGCGCACAACGCAAACTCTCCATTGCAAACCATAAAGTTAATGCCACTTGCAAACGCATTTCCAGAAAATAAAATTAACAGCAGTAATTTTTTCATTTGTCTGCTTTGTTCTCAAGCTTATCAAAAATCTTAGCCAACATTTCTTTAATGCCACGAATGTCTTCGCGGTAATCATCTCGCGCTACGTAGTCTTTGGGCAAGTCTTCACGTAGTTTTGCAAGATCAGATTTTAGTTCTTTAACAGCAGACCAAAGTTCTCGTGCAAACCAACCAACAACAGTCATGCCTATACCAAGAAACATATTTATTAGTTGTTGGTTTTCCATGTTTAAACGCCTTCAATCCAATTTAAGGTTGTTTCGTCCCAAGAATACATCTTACCGTCCGTAGGCATAGGAATAGGCGCTTCCCACTGGCAAGACTGCTCATTCAGAACCCACGACGGAAACGGTTGCGGAGCGATAAACGCGTCACGCCCTGCGTCAAAGGTGTAGCCGATACCCGCATAGTTCTTGCGGATGTTTGCGTGATAACTTGTTCGCTTGCAAGTCTGCCCGCAAAAATCACCGTAAAACTGTTCCCAATCTTCAGACAGATCGGTTTCGTCCTTGCCGACTATGACTTGTAAAACAATATTATTTGCGTCTAAAAATGCGTAGTGAGCCATATCATTACCAATTAATACTGCCGGTTCCGGCTGTGAATGTGTATATAGTGTTGCCACCAGAAGCCGTTTTTGTATACGTCAACCCGCCGCCAATGGACAGTAAATCGCCGCTAGTTGACGCATAAGAAATTATTACTATGCCTGAACCGCCAGTTCCAGCAGTTCCATACCCTGCTGTATACCCTGCGCCACCACCACCACCGCCCCTGTTTACAGTCCCTGCTGTTGCGGTTCCTGACGCGGTTCCATTGCCGCCGCCACCCGAACCGCCTGTCCCGCCAGTTGTTCCCGCGCCACGACCATCAAACCCGCCGCCTCCACCGCCAGCATATGTGACAGCGGAGCCGGAATACGAGTTGGATGTGCCAGCACCGCCGTTAGCGCCGTTACCGTTCGTAGCCGTAACGCCGACAGCGGTAGCTCCACCACCACCGCCAAACCCCCTGTCAAATCCGCTGGTATATTCTGCGCCGCCATTATTTCCCTGCCCAACTGTTCCCGTTCCAATAGAACTGCCAGTTCCACCAGCGCCGCCACCCGAACCACCATTCCCTGCCGCAGCGCCTGTGTTGCCGCCTTTACCGCCGCCTGTAGATGTTATGGACGAAAATACGGAGTTTGATCCGTTGCCGTCCACGTTACCACCGGCACCGATAGTTACTGTATACGAAGTTCCACCGGAAACAGCCAATGACGCCGCTGTTCTAAAACCGCCAGCACCGCCACCACCGCCGTAACTAGACCCGCCGCCGCCACCCGCTACGACAAGGTAATTAACTGCGGAAGGCGCAGGGACTTGGCTAGTCAAAAACATATTCTTAGCGGCAAACATTACGGCGTATAACCTTGCGCGATTGAGCCATACCAGTTTGTGCCATCAGCGATAAAGGTCAAGATATCCATCTTGCCCGCGGTTGCGGTAATCGTCGGCGCACCAGCAGTTCCAAATTTTACGCCGGTAAATGTTGCCGTTCCGTTTCCGGTAGCCGCCGCTTGCTTAAGCAAAAGCACAAAGGATTTGCCAGCAGTAGCAGTCGGCATGGTAAACGTGCAAGCCGTGGATGCGGTCAAGGTTGCGGTCTGAACTGTGCCGGATGTCAGCGACAAGGTAGAGGAACTCGTTACCGTTCCGATGGCGACCACGGATTCGACGTAATTTGTTACGGTCGGATTCGTCAGCGTTTTGGCTGTCAGGGTCTGCGTTGACCCAAGGTTGACCAGGGTATCTGAAGCGGCTGGCAGGGTATACGAGAACGCACCAGTAACTACAAAAGTGCTGGCAAAGCTACCCGACATGGTAATGGTGCTTGCTGCATTATTAGCAACACCAGTTCCACCACCAGAAGCTGCTAGTGGGGCTGACAATACAGGAGCTGAGGAAAACGTCTGAACACCAGCAAAGGTCTGGGCTGTTTCTGTAGTTGCTAGAGTAGCTATACCAGCAGAAGTAAGACGAAGCTCAACCTTGTCTCCAGTTATATACGTCTGCCCAGTAGTGCCATCTTGAGCCCTAGTAATAGTAAAAGTATCTGTAGATCTTGCAGTTACTTTTATAACTTCTCTAGTAACGCCTGTAGCAGCATCAGCCAGAACACAATAAAAGTATTGTGCTCCAGCTAGAGTTGGAAACAGTGCTCCTGTGCCAGTAGCTACAGTCAGGCTAGTAACAACACTATTAATCCCTGAAGCTAGGGTTGTTGCAGCAAAGTTAGTAAATTGAATATTTGACATATTAGCTCACCGTTATAGTCCAGGTAACAGCAAGAGTATCTGTAGCACCTTTAGCAAAGGTTCCAGTCAGATACCGACTAAACATAGATCCTGCACTAGCAGCACTAAACAAACCAGCTTCTTCAATAGTTCCAGTGCCAACACCAGAACCAAAACTAGCTACAAACTGGGTAGTTACAGAAGTAGGGTTAGTGTTGGTAGTAGCTACACGCGCCAACTCAGAACCAATTAAAGCAGTTTGTCCAAGAGCAGGAGAAGTAGTACTAGTTCCTACTGCCATATATAAGAAACTAATACTAGGAACAGTAATTAAAGCACTAGCAACAAATGCTTTACCTACAGTAACAATCAAGTTATCGCTCTCCCTGTCCACCTTGATGTTGCCCATAGAGTCCGTTAAAACCATATGAACTCGACCTGTAAGAATTAATGGAGTAATAGAATTCATATTTAATTATCCTAATGTAGTGCCACCTAAAACTACAGAACCTATTGATCTATTTATTAAGAGTGTTGGTAAAACAGTTTCAGAAATAGTAATTGTTTCTGCAATAGTTATGTACTTAGTAAGAATAACATTAACTGACTCTGACAATGCTAAGGTACTAGTAGAACCAACAATTGTTCCTGTTCCTGCTAAAGTATATTTACCTAAGAAGCTTAATCCTAGTCCTTCATCTGTAGCTAAGTCTGGTAAGTATACTGGCTCATCAGAAACTATTTTAGTAACATATTTAGATACTACCTCATCTAAGCTACTAGTCTCGCCAATACTTGTAGTGTAGTTGATTGGAACAAAAGTATCTGCACCCTGTGGTCTAGCCCAAGGTACAGCTTGCGTATCTGCAACACCCCTTACAAAGTCTTGTGGTTGACGTTCTTCGTAGTCTCGAAAACAAACCCAAAGGTTATCCCAACGCTTGCGTAAGTCAGTACTCTTATATTGTTTTCCACAGACATCGCAGATAGCGTTCCAATTTCCTTTACTATATACGCTTATGTTAGACATAATTAAATAATGTTACTAGGTTTCTATTTACCAGGTGCAAGATAAGAGCGTAATCTTCCATACTCGCTATTAAAATGATTGTAGATTGAAGAGTTTTTTGGATGCTCTAACAATTCTTTAGCCTTTTGTACTTTTTTCAAATAGAGTTCTACGTCAGCAGGTATTTCAATATCTACTCCCTGTGCATTAGCTCCACGTTCCCATGCCTTACCTTTTCCGTTATAAGCCTTTATTGCGCCTTCAATAGTACCGCCTGCTTGCTTTAACCGAGACTTTTCTCCCAGAATTACCGCTGCCATTGCAGGACTAGCTGAGTCAATCTTAAAGTGTGGCTCGCCTTTATACTGTACCTTTGTATAATCTTCCCCTTCTTTCATACCCATCTTATCCAGATAAGACTTAAAACGTCGTGAAGCATAGAAGCGTTCATTCCCCTCAATTATCCCCATTCCTCCACCTTCTCCCTCCGTCATAGCCATTGGAAGAAGGTATTCTCCTAGTTCAGGAGTTAGTACTCCTTGAGTTTCTGCTAGGCGGCGAGCACGAGCAATACTAGCTACTTCTCTTGCGTTAAGTGTTTTTTCTGGATCTTGACGTAAAGACAAGTCTGATGGATGAAAAGGAAGCGTAGCATCATCTTCTATGCTTGGGCTTCCTGCTGCAACTCCATAACTTGGACGCAGCGGTGTTGGTTGAAACCACCGCTGCATCTGCGTCTTTGCTTCGTCAATCCAACCCATTGCTTTACTTACGCGTCAGAACCAATGGCAGGAAGTACAAATCCTGAGTTCATCGTCCCATCACCAATATAGAGATTATTAAACATCCCATATTGAACAGCAGTAGCTGTAACTAAAATAGCAGCAGCAACGTCTAGAGCGCGGATAGTGTTATTAATAACAATACCAGAGCCTGTGGTGGCACTAGTAGTAATAAAACAAGCTCCAGTAGCTGTATCTGTGTTAACACAGTAGACCTTATTATCTGCAATATAAGCTGCGGTCATTACTAGTGCTGCATGGCTTAGGAACTGGGACAAGTTATTCTGAGCAACAGTTTGAACAACATAGTTACCAGTCAACGTAAGTCCAGTCATTGTGCCAAGAACAACAATGGGAGCAACAGCTTTGGTTGTAGCGTCTGACTTAATGTAACAGTTAGATACTTGGAGATAATCAGCATTAACAGTTACAGTAGTTTTGACTGCTGACAAGAAGTTAAGAATTGCACTTGTATCAGTAAAGTCGCACTTATCAATAGTAAAGTAAGGAGCAGCACCAACAGTAAAGGCAGAAGTAATGCCCAAAAAGTTAGCAACAAACTGACAATTAAGAATTGATACATTAGCAGCACTTACAGCAATAGTAGCAGTTGCTGCGGTATCAAAAGTAAATTTAGGACGATTAGTACCAAAACCCAAACCAACTATTGCTACACCAGCAACGTCAAAAGACAGAGCAGTGGCACTAGAAATAGTTTCAGTGTGGCCCGGTTTAATAAAAATTACATCTCCACGATTAGCAACACAACGACTAATAGCGTATTCAAGAGTGCCAAACGGAGCATTGAAAGTACCGGGATTGCCATCAGAGCCGCCAACTTGCCCTGGCAAAACGGTAGCAGCATTAGACACCCAATAGACTTGGCCTGGGTGCGACTGCGTAAGTGGAACACCACGGATAGTTACGTTATTAAAACCACCGGGATAGTTAGAAGCTGGGCCAAGAGGCAGTGCCATTTTAATTCTCCTTTGTTGATATATGTGTTACACAAACAACACTACCTAAAATAGATAGCATCATCATTAGAGTGTTGTACTATTTAGTACGTTTGGGAACAGAGGGTGTAGGACGCTTACCCTTTTGCTTCTCACGTTCAAAACTCATTGTATTCTCCTTTGAGTAATACACGAAGAGGGGTTTATTCCTCTCCGTGTTATTAGTAACAAAGTATTGTTACGGGCCGTTGCTACCGTAGACAGCACGGGGATCACTCCAACCAAACGAATAACGCTCATACCCCTTAGCTTTCGCGTTCATGGTATCAAAGTCATTGTCTTGGTCAAACGTAACACCAACACGCTCGTAGTGCTTCATACCTGATTTACCAGGAATGGAGTTACGAATAAACCATGCGTGTGCTGCGGTAAAGTAGTGGTTAACGCAAAACCCACCTGGCAGATAGTTACCAGATTTAATGACGTTAATATCGTTGTTAGCACTACCTGTTTGGTAAGAGCTGTTCAAGATACGCTGTGCATTAAATACTTCATTACGTGCAATGTGCAAAGTCTTCGGCATAACCGAGATCAGGAGACCACGATCATTCTGAAAGCCCATGATCGCAATCATGGCATCTTCCAGCGAAGCTTCACTCAAGTCAGCATCTACAGCCGGTTTATTAGACCACGTACCACCAGTCGTATTTGGATGGCTAGTCGAGCAAAGCTCTACCGCATCACCACCTTTATACGTGCTGTTGAAGGCACGGTTGTAGATATTGGCTGCTACGTTTTCTTTCGTTTGACGGAAAGACATTGCCAATGCTGCTGCACGTTTACGAGAGATCGTCTCATACAGATTGTCATCCAACTCTTCTTTCGTAACAATATAACCCATTGCATACGCGATGTGCGTATAGCGGGTAACAAAGCCTTGAACTTCTGAGTCGTACGTAACAGCCTGACCTTGGTTCTTAATCGGAACCAAACCGAAGCTGGTCAGTTGAACGTCTTCCTCGTAGTTTTGCTGCGAGTTGTCCGTATCAAACAAATCAGTATATTCGGTCTTGTGTTCGTCATAGACCTGACCCCACCACGCCTTGATTCCAGGCCAAAGTGCTTTAGGGTGACTAGCAGTTGTGATAATTCCAGCCATGATAGTTTTCCCTTACAGACCAGTAAAGTTCGTGCCAGTGGCAACGCCAAACTCGTGATTATTAAACCGGCAAAGGATTCGAGCATAAGCTCCAATCGCGTTGTCGGGCTTTTGGGCCAAGCCTAGCATTTGAATCGGAAGCGTATTGGTTGTATTCATCGTAGCACTCGATAGAACAATATTCGAGTACGGCGAAGACGGAGCCAAATACGTGTTCTGACTAATAGCGTAGGTTTGATCTGCACCTGAATAGTTTGACGCAATGCCAGAGTTATAGCGCATTTTGGCAAGCGTTACGTTCGTAGCAGTAGTGCCTGCACTAACTTCAAAAAGCAAGTTAGGGTCATCTGCAACATACACATACCGAACAGCAGTACGAGTACCAGACACAAGGTATGAAACTTCCAGACTAAGAGTTGTACCGACCAGTGACACACCAGCATCAGCCACACTCACACCTACAACAACCCCAAGAGCTACAAAGTTAGAAGCATTAGCAACCGGAACTTTGATAACGTACGGAATACCATTTGCATCCGAACCAGGGGCTGACTGAACAACGTCGCCAATAGCATAGGAGGCAGTGGTATCCGCAGTGGGTATTGCGTACATACGAGCTTGACCAGAGTAGGCGGCACCATTCAAGTAGCCAACGGGACTGAACCCGTTAATCTTGTTGGTATTAGCCATATTAAATTACTCCAAATTGAGGTTTAAGAAAGTTTGATACCGTCCTTAGGAACATACAACATAGGATCACTACCAGTGATCTTACCTGTCCTAATGGCTGTATCAATCTTATCGTTTTTTGCCTGAAGCTCGGCTTGATCTTCCTCGTACCATTCTTGCCGAATCTTCATCAGGTACCCGTACATTGGTTCGCCTTTATCTCTAGAGCCGACCAAGAACCGTATCCTGCTATCTCCTAAGTCGCCATTTTTGGCAACTACATTATCCGATAGACCCTCAACTTCTTCTGGTTTAACGAAGACGTATCCGTTATCCAGTGCATCTTGAATCCTTGTCTTGTCATCATTCATTATGTGCAAATGATAACCTGGAAGATTTGTATCTACTGACAGCTTACCCTTAGTTCCGTTGAACACTCCACGTTTACGGCGAACTGCACCGTCAGCACTTGGAGTAGGCGCAAGCGGTTTTTGTGCTTGAGCAAGTGTTTCAATAGAGTCATTACGTTTCTCTTCTGGTGTTTTTGCGCGAGCCATAGTAGTTCTTCCTTTATCTCTCTTAGTTAGACCAATCGTACTCAGACACGTACGTTTCTTTAGTCATCAACTTTTGTTTAACAAACCTATCACAAGCAGCTTTAGCTTCAGGAGGGAGATCACTGTAAGACCTCTTGCCGTTGTTTCCACCAGGTCTCTCCCTGTTACTACCTGACTCAGCAGTGTAGTTGGGAGTACGTTTACCAAACCTTTGTGGAAGCTCTTCAGCCAATACTTCATCAAGCTTACTTAGAAACGCTTCGCCTCTAAGGTGGGGTTGCTCTTCTCTAAGAGCCTCACCAAGAGAGTTAGCTATTCCTGTTTGCCGCTTATCTTTGCCAAACCAAGGATTTCTATCTAACCAATGTTGGAGATTGGGATCTACTGTGCTAGTTATATTAGGCGTAGGTTTAGCAGTTACTTTAGCACCTTCGTCTTTAGCTACCTTAGCTTCTTCCTTGACGCTATCAATTGCCTCATCAAGGGCGTTAACTCTCTTACCATCACCATTACTGATGGCCTCAGCACGGGCATCCTTTAGTTGCTCAACCTGTGCTTCTAAATCCTTAGCTTTGCGTTCGTATGAATCTTTTTGAAACTTTTTGAATTCATCTGCTGCTTGTTTGAATTCTTTCAGGTTCTCCTTGGTCTGGTTAAGCTCTTTGAGTAGGTTCTCGTTATTCTTCCTGAGTATTGGAAGAATCTCTCTACCCCGCTTAACAAAGGTCTCGGCACTTACCCAGTCCTTTTCGTCACCACGATACTTATCTTTGGAGACCCATCCCTGTGACACAGCTTCCTGAACTACCTTTTCATCAGCCTGTTCAGTATTCTCTGCCCCAGAAGCTTCTTTGCTTTCTTCCGTCATCATATACTCCTTAAAATTTGCTTAGTCAACTAGGTGCTTTTCTTTGTAACCAGATAGGGATCTACTAACTCAACGTCAGAATCTAGAACAGCAGTGATGTCTCCATCATTAACCATCCTGTATTTAACGCCATCCTTACCCTGGTAAAGGAGCCCAGCGTACTTGGCAAACGCTACCTTATCTCCAACCTTGCACCAAGGGGTGCTCATATCGTCGTAACAGCTATCTCCCATAGACACAACTACGCCTGTGGTATTAGACATCTGTTCCCGCTCTCTCATTGAATCTGTAGCAATGATGATACCGCTAGTAGTCTTTTCTGCTATCTCTCTAGGCAGCAAGAGAATCCTGTGGCCCACTGGATTGATTCCGCTTGTCGAACTGTTGCTCATGTAGATCCTCGTACTCAATGTTTAAAATTAGTGCAATAGCTTTGCACATGCCTTTTACTACTTCAGGGCGCTCGTAAACATCATTTATCAAACCTTCCTTCATCTGTTCGCGCTCGTCCCTGATCTTCTTAAAAAACTTCTTTGTTGCTGGAATGGTTAACCACTCCTCAAAATCTTGTTGCGTAACTGGTACGTTCATAGTTCAAGTTATTCCATAGGCTGTTGTGGCATATCCATTTGTGGAGGCATTTGCTGTTCTTGTTGCATTTGACCTTGCTGTTGAAACTGATCGTTGCCTTTCATCATATCAAAGGCTCTAGTCATAGTTTCAATACTTTGTAGCGTGCTTTCTCTACGCTCTCTTTCTAGAGCAATGGAGGTATTAATCTCATTAATCTTCTGTTTGCTTTGGACGGTACCTGCTTCAATCTCTAGTACCTTGGCCTCTGCTTCCAATCTACGAATCTTAGCTTGAGCTACTTCAGCCTCTTTCATAAGCTTCAAGAGACCGAGCTTCATGTTCAAGTCAATTTCAGCTTGTTTGGTTTTGGCTTTCAATTCTTCTATTTGAAGTTTGAGATTAGGTTGTTGCTCAATCTTATTTGGGCCATTAGGATCAGGCAACAAAAGATCAATGTCAGGTATTCTGATAGCCTTAAGAAACCGCTTCTCAACTTCATAACGGTTGTACATCCCTGGAGCTTCTTTAGCTGAGGCTTGCATTGCCATAGCCTGTTGGAGCCGTAGGGAGTCAGAGGTGATACTAGGATCAGCAGACGGTCTTACGTCGCTAGAATCCCCTTCATAGTCCTTAACCAGAATTACGCCCTTATCCGTAGCTTCTGTTATGAAAGTCATGTTCTCGGTAATGTGCAACTGGTTAAGTCGGTAGAGCTTACGGAACTCCTGCTTAAGAGATCGGTAAGTACGTTTAAATATTCCATTGAACACCTTCTTGCCCTCTTCAGCCACTGTGCGGCTGGTCTCGGCAGGAGTGTTCTGGCCTGGGCTTTGTCCTACAAGAATGTCTACTGCTCCACCCGTACGTTCTCCATAGTTGATAAGGAGGCTAAGGAGGGTGAAGAGGACTTGTGAAGGTTCTCTAACAGGCAGCGGTAGAATTCCTTTTTTAAGGTCGTCGCCTGTTGAGTCGACATGCTTCCATTCAAGAGGAGTAAACGAATAGTTTCCACCCCTGACCTTAATTCCTCTACTAAGGAATCCACCTGCTGTAACTGACATTGTTCCTGCGTCAACAAGCTGGTTGATAAGGGTGTTAATCGACTCGTTAAGCGGCCCAAGAAGGACACCAAAACCAAGGTCATAGAAGCCTCCATCTGGTGAAGGAATGAATGGGTACTTGGTAAAGCAGTGCTCAGGCGTTATGTTAAGAATTACATCCTTCTCGTTGCGCTGGATACTGCTCTCAAAGTATCTAGCTACAATACGAGCTACCTGCTTATTGTCTCTACGTACGTACACAATGTAGGGTTCTTCATAGCCATCACCGTCAAAGTCATAGTAGCGGTGCTGCTCTAGTATCTCGTAGGGAGTACTGGGGTCAGTTGCTTCAGGGGGAGTAGACCCTTGGGCTCGTATAGTAGCTGAAGATAGAGTCCTTGATTCTCCACTGTTTGTTGTGTTAGTGGGCCTCTCAACACCCACATCTTTCCAGAGACCTCGTACTACACGCTCATAAATATCATTTTTGCTGTAGTACAAAATGTGGGTAATACGGGGTGCTGTGTCTAGCGTCTTAGTCCAGTAGTTAACTACCAGATCCTTAGCTAAGACGTTTTCACTGACATTACGACCCCTGATAGGATCAAACATACTCTTCTTGAAGGCACAACCTATGATTGGTTGAGTAATGAGAGCCTTATCCATCTCAGACTCCCAAGCCTCATCTTCCTCAAGAATCTGGTAGCTCATGTGCGTTTCAATACGTTCCGCACGGCTAGTCTTTTCTCCATCAGTATCTTCCCCAATCACCCGACACTTAACCGGAGTGTCTCCATTGATGAGAGTGGGATAGGCTCTAGCGTGATACTGGAGAGCAGCTATGGTAATGAGGGGGAACTTGATGTTGCTGGCATTGGGCCAAGGAAAGTTTTTGGCTTCTGAGACTTGCAGAGCCAGCTTCATGCTGGACTCCATCTTCTTCTCCCAGGATTGGCGACTAGTTACGTCTGCCTCAAATTGCCTGACTACTTCCATACCAATTGTAATTAACTGGTCATCTGAGAGAAGATCTGCGATGTTTGGTTCGTAGATCAGATCATCTGTTTTAAGACTGTACTTGTGTTCCATAGACTCTAATACCCTGTAGTAGGACTTCTACCAACCATGTCGTCGGTTTTAAACTTGCGTACCATAAGTCGGTACTCTTCGTCTTCGTCCTCCTTTTCAGTAGGAGCTTCCCACATCTTATCTAACATAAGACCCATGTATGCCCAGGCATCTACCTGGTCATCATGTCTGTCCCGTGGGAACTTCATTAGCTCGTCTTCAAAAGGCTGGTACCAATCAGCATCTTTATCGAACCTAACCGCACCTGCTCTCATCCTGGCCTGTATGCTTCTTGCACGAGTTAGTTTGTCAGCAGAAGGAGCCAATAAAGCTGTGCTGAGATACTCGTTGCGTTTTTGCATGGCCTCATTGAGATATGGCCCAATAGACTTCTGAATGACACCCTTTTCAATGCCGAAGAGTACCGGCTTATAGATACGCTGTAAAGCCAGCATAGTATCCACAATTTGTAAAGAGTCAAGCCTCTCCTTTAGAACATGAACTAGGTGCAATTTACCCTCATCATCCGTACCAGCCACACAGAAAGCTGAGTAGTCAGCCTTCTGGGACTGGGACACAGCCAGATCACAGGTGATGTAGTAAAGCAGCTTTTTCTTTTTGTCTTCTACCTTCATAGCAAAGAAGTCCTGCTGTTTAAAGAAGGTATCAGTCTCATCTACAGGAACGTTAAGCATCTCCTGGCTGTAGACATCAGACAATCCTTGCCTAGCGTAGTCTTCTTTCAGGGCTTTAAAGGCCTCTGCTGACTTCTTTTGAGGCCAAAGGATCTTCTTGAAGTCGTCGGTGTGGGCTCGGTACTTAACAGACTTCCAGGAAAGCCTCATGTCTGTGTACTCCTTGAGGTCTTCACGGACTAGGTACTTGTGTCCGTTCCTGACGTTCCTAAGGAGGCTACCAGGCATCAGGTTCTCAAGAAGGCTATCCAGGTGGAGAATGGTACCTACCAAGCGTATCTTGCCCTTGTCTGACAGGGCTGGGAGCAGGGCCCCATAAAACCACCGCTTGAACTTAAGCCGCCTGTCTCGGTTCATTACAATCTCATCGTTCTCCATGTCGTCACCGACAATGAGACCCGGCCTACGGTTCTTCCACTTTAAACCCCTTAGCTTTTGTTCCGATCCTTTAGCCTGGATACGAAAGAGATGACCGTCATCCATGTTGCAGATAAGGTCGTCTTCAGTGTCTTTAATGAACTCTTTAACCCCGAACAGATTCCTGAGATCGTCATTTTCCATTAACTCCTTCTTTATATCCCCAAGAAACTGAACAGATTGCCCTACAGTATCCGAGGCAATTATTACGTAGGACTGTTCCCTGAACAGGACTGAAGCCAGTACGTAGGCATGAGTTACTACGGTGCTCTTAGCGTGGTTACGAGGGGCTGCTATAGCTACCTTGGTACTATCAGAACAGATTAGTTGCCAAATCTCTCTGTGAAACTCGGCATTATCCGCAGGGTCATCAAAGTTCTTGCGAAGTACGCTGTTTACAAAACCTTCAAGAACCTCTGCGGATAAGCGGCTTTCAGCCATATTAGCGGCTTAGTAGCCCCTTTTAGCCATTTTGGGCTTTGCTTTAGAAGCCATTGGTTTCTTTGAAGCAGAAGCCTTTATCATTTTTTTAATAAGAGCTTTGTCTTCTTTTTCATCGGGGTGTTTCTTCATCGTCATCTTAGCCATGTTGTGTTCCTAATTAAGGGTTAATGTTACTAATAACAACTATCCAGTTCTTCCCCACTTCCTATTACTTACCCTTGGGGGGAGACATGAATTTCTTATAGTCGTTCTCATCTGCCCAGACCGACTTATTTTCTTTTATCCGTTGCCTTGCGTGAGCAATAGCTTTATCCGTTACCGACTTTGATACCCTACCAAGAACTACTTCTCGTATCTCTTGAGGTGTTAGTCCAGGAACAAGGCTGGGTATATCCAACTCTTTGCCATCTAACTCTACTCCTAAGGAGTATTCAGTCACCATTTGGCCCTTTGGATTCTTATATGGGCCCAACCAACCTGGCCCCTTTACACTGCCATCTTGACGATAAGAGCTAGGGTCTTTCTCTGGAAGAGGAGACCAAGGCATTGAGAAGTGCGCCACATCAGGTATAGGATGATAGTCAGGTAGTGGCATGGCCTACTTCCTAAAACCTTTAAGAGTTTGAGCCAGCCTAGCTTGTTTGCCTACTTTGCCGCCTTTAGAAGCAGCAGCAGCAATTTTAGAAGCAGGGATCTTTTTACCCATAGGTACACCAAGACTACGGTGTAGACCACCTTTGTTCTTGGTAGCAGCAGCAATCCAGTTACCTTTAGCCATTACCTGTACCCTGCTGTTTTTCTGGCTATGTTCTTGGGTTGGGCTACGAACTGTTTACCTGCTGCCTTACCTTTACGTTTAGCCCTAGTGGTAGCAGCATACTCAGCAGAGGTTAAGGACTTGATTGCCTTCTCTGGAAGATACCTCTCACCTGTCTTTGATGAAGGTTTACCAGACTTGGTACGCCACTTCTGGGTACCCCAGTCTTTTAGGGACTGCTGTGGTGCTTTCAATTTTTATACCCCCCGCCAGCAGCCTTGTAGCGTTTAGCCACTAGCTGGGCTTTCCTTGCTGACCACTGCCCAGCACCTGTACCTTGAACTGCTGCTGCCTTAACGCTGTTGAAAATACGCTTACGAAGCCCTGGCTTAGTGTAGTTGCCAGAAACATTTACTCCACTAGCCTTGGCTTTTGGCATTACGTATACCCTTTAATCATCTCTAAGATGCACCAATAGCTGTCACCAGCAGAAGCATCAGCAGTGCTGAATACGATGTTACCGTTAACACCAGCACCAGCATCGTTGGGGATACTAGTAAAGCCTGAGAAGTCTAGAGTCTGAGTAGCACCAGCCGATGAAAGGAAGAACGGCACATCCGTTGTGGCATCCCAATACATTCTGACTTCCATGCCGTGCGTAGCAATGTAAATTTTGGACACTGTGACACGAGTACATGCAGCCCCGGATGCATCTTTACTCAGTGTAGTAACATCTACCTTTGTAACAGCACTTTCACCAGTACCATCACTAATGTTTGTAAATTTCATTACTAAATTACGTTCACCATCAACAATCTTTTGACTCGTTACTGTGTCAGCCATGTTTATCTCCTAAAAATAAGGGGCTTTAGCCCCATTTTTAACATTTCCAAGCTCTAAGACTCTTGTTTATACGACTGTTGGGGTCGTTAGCAGTCTTAGCAGAGGTAAGTTTCTTCTTCATGCCGCCCATTCTGGCACAAAAAGAAGCTTTACGACTACCTCCCCCAGGTTGAGGAGCCTTAAGACCTGGCTTACCTGGGTTAGCTGCGTTATAAGAAGCTCTGCCTTTAGCGTTTAACCCCCCTTTGGGGTTCTTACCTTCCTTACGTTGCCATGCAGGAGACTTAGCCATATTCAATCCTTGTTTTAAGGGGTAACAGCAATGCTACTAATAACATCCGGCACCACATCAATTGTCTTTGCCTTGGCAAACTTCTGAAACTCCTCAGCAAGCTTGGCTAATCGAGCATCAATGGTCTTTTCAATCTCCATACGTTCAGGAACATCCCTAAGGATGTCCTGCTTGGTAAGCAGCTCGGTTGTTATCTTTAGGGCTACGGAGGCTTTAATGGGGATTCTGATGACTTTGCCAGTCTTGGGGTCATACTGGTACTCCCCAGCATCCAGACGGTCTTCTGTGGCTTTTAGAGCCTTCCCAATGACCCTTTGGAGATTGCTGTCCAGAGCCTGTATATCGTCTTGCCTGATCTGGGCCTGTATCTCTTTCCACCAGGGGGTTAGTTTCCAGGACTTAACGGTGTCTCTTGGGATGCCTGTAACCAAGGCAGTCTCAGTAAGACTGCCAAGCATGACGTAGGTGGCTACAGCCTCAAGCTTCTGGTTCTGAGTCCAGAGAGCTTTCTTAAACCAGGGGTATTTAGATCTACCTCGCTTCATATCCTGTGTACTCGTTCCATATCTCTATGGAACGGAAGTAAACCACAGTGGGTGAAAAAGAACAATAGCTAATAACCCTACAGCCAAAATGAAAACGCTTACATTTGTAAGAATAGGCCCTATAAGGCTCTAGACTGAGATTCAACAGCAAGAGCAGTAGTAGTTATATATATAGTAGTTGTTATTAGTAACAACATTAGTTCTTTTATATAGTAGTTATATATATATATATATGGGGGTAGTAGTTATATATATGTTGTTATTAGTAGTTATATAGTAGTTATATATATATAGGGAGTACCTACCCACTATTTAAAAACTATAAAAATCGTTACATGTGGTGATATATAAATTTTAGCAAAGCATGCTTTTCCCCTCCCCCACCTGATGTAGCTTAGGACAGCAGGGGCAGTGATGTAACTGTGGGGGTTGATGCAGCTTACAACATGACGGTAAGTTATTAATAACATTAGCAATTACAACTCCCTTACTACTCAGTAAGTTAGCACTCACTAACATATGCCCAACTACTGTTGTTACTATCCATAACATCTACCAGGTAAGTACCACTTAACCACACCAGTATTGGTATGGGTGACTATCCCCCCTACCTTGTTACCCTTGTGGGTATGTCTCCTCTTGGCAATCTTCGCAACAGCCTCTTCCTTGACGAGGAGGAGCGAGTTTGCTTTCACCATCCCCAACTTCGGTGAGGTAGTCGCTGAAGCCGTAGTAATCCAGCGGCTGTATCGTCCCATGGATGGTAACAGCAGCCCACAAACCTGGCAGAGAGGTGTCGGAATTGCATCCACCCAGCTATTAAAACAAAACCGAATTGTTTATCCATTGTGTTTCTTATCCTTCTGTAGTTATCTGTGGACGCCCCCAGCCTCGCTAGGTGCGCGGGCTGCGGTAGTTCCTCTTACAGCCCGCGAGGTTGCGGCACCCGCGCCACGATAAAGCTGTGGCACGGCGTTGGGCCTTCCGGCCTTGCCGCTACCAATGTAGTGCCCTGCCCTTCGGGGGTGTTGGTTTGCGAGGACTTTTTGGGGGACGTCCCCAGTTAACTAAAGAAGGGAAACACAATGAAGAATCAATTCAGTTTTAATAGCTTGGATGCAGTTCCGACTAC